CGTTCCTTTTCTAACCCACAAAACACCTCGATCAGCCACGATCAGACTGGATCAGATTGATCAATTTTGAAACGGGAGAGATAAGCGTAGATCAGGCTTATTCAGGATTAGGAGGTGTGCAAACACCGCGTATTTACTCAAAACTTAATGATTTACCATCAAAAGGTCAAGAGATGATCGATTTTGCAACCGAACTTGGGATCAACCTTATGGAATGGCAACGCTTCGTGTGTATTCATGGTCACAAAATCCGAGAAGATGGTAGATGGGCACATTCAGAATTAGGACTCATCATGGCTAGGCAACAAGGAAAATCGACACTTATGATGTTGCGCATTCTCACAGGAATGTTTGTCTGGGGCGAAGGCTTGCAGCTTGCATCAGCCCACAGACTTACAACATCACTTGAAACATTTAGACAGATTGTTGGCTTGATTGAAACAAATCCTAAATTGGAAAAGGAAGTAAAAAAAATCCGCTGGCAACATGGCGCGGAAGAAATTGAATTATTTGGTAATAGGCGGTTTGTTGTAAAGGCTGCAAACAATGCAGCTAGAGGTTTGAGTAAACCCGAAACAATTCATCTTGATGAGTTGCGTGAATACAAAGATGAAGACGCTTGGTCAAGTATGCGTTACTCAATGATGGCTGCTAAAAATCCGCAAGTATGGATTTATAGTTCGGCTGGCGACCAACATTCAGTAATCTTAAATAAATTGCGTGAGAGGGCGTTGGCTTCAGCTACAACCAACGATCCGATAGGTTGGTTTGAGTGGAGTGCTGAACCTGATGCTCCTATCTTGCTTCCGTCAGGCGAGATGAACTGGAGTGCATTTGCTCAAGCCAACCCATCATTAGGAATAACACTCCATCCTGATAATTTAAAAGCAGTTATTAACGATCCTCCAGATATTGTAAGAACCGAAGTATTGGCTCAATGGGTAGATACAATCAATTCAGCAATCGATGCACAAAAGTGGGCAATGTGTCAGATAGATGCAATTCCTTTAGATCCTGAACAACCTACTTGGCTTGGTTTAGATTTATCTCCTGATCGTAAATTTGGGGCGTTAGTTTGCGCCCAACGATTATCTGGGGAAAGATTTTACATTCAATTGCTTCATACTTGGTCAAACGATTACAGCTTAAACGATTTAGCAGTTGCTAACGATATTGCGCCTTATGTTAGAAAATACAACACGCAAACTGTGGCTTATAGCAAAAGAACAAGTCAAGCCGTTGCAAGTCGTTTAGCCTCTGCTGGAATTCAAACAACGGATATGGATGGCGGAATATACGCAGAAAGTTGCGACCGATGGCTCGGAGCAATTAACTCACATAGGTTGCAGCATTCGGGGCAAGAGGAGTTAACTCAACAAACATTATCAGCTGCTAAATTGCCATTTGGTGATGGTTCATGGATTATTGGAAGAAGAGCCAGCAGAGTTGCCGTCTGCGCTTCGGTGGCGAGTGCTCTTGTTACTTATTTTGCGACACAACCTGAAACGGAAACAGACATACAAATCGCTTAAACTAGACTTTATGGTATATTATGTGCTAATGGGATTATTTGATAGATTTTTGACAAGTCAGACACCAACAATTCAAACAGATGTTGCCGCTGCCAATACGCCTTACAATTTACAGTCAGCTGTTGGCGGATTGTTTTATGGAGCACAAACCGCAACGCGTGAACAAGCAATGTCAGTTCCATCAGTTGCAAGAGCAAGAAATATAATCTGCGCAACAATTGCATCTTTACCTTTAGAAACATATAACCATTTTACAAAAGAACATGTAGATCCACCAAGAGTTATTATGCAACCAGATCCAAGAGTTGCAGGTTCAGCAATATACGCTTTTATCTGTGAAGATTTACTTTTTCATGGGGTCGCTTATGGTCAAGTTTTGGATAGTTATGCTGCATCAGATAACAGTCGAGTTCGTGCATGGACAAGAGTTGCACCCGATCGAGTTACTTACAATTTAAATGCAAATCAAACTGAAATTACTTCATACATGGTTGATGGAATGCATGTTCCAGCATCAGGCATTGGATCTTTAATTGTATTTAGTGGATTAGATGAAGGTGTATTAAATCGTGCAGGTCGCACAATTAGAGCTGCTCAAGAATTAGAAAAGGCTGCTGAGTTATACGCTAAAGAGCCAGTTCCAACAATGGTATTAAAATCAAATGGAACAAATCTTGCACCAGAAAGAATTACAAAACTTCTTGAAAGTTGGAAAGTTGCTAGAAACACAAGAGCAACTGCATTCTTAAATGCTGATGTTGAATTAACTGCATTAGGCTTCGACCCGCAAAAATTACAATTAAATGAGGCACGCCAATACCTAGCAACAGAAATTGCAAGAGCAGTTGGTATCCCTGCATCATTTTTATCTGCTGAAACAACAAGCATGACATATAGCACAACTGTTATGGAGCGTAAAGCCCTTATTGATTTTAGTTTAAGAAATATCATAACACCGATTGAGCAACGCCTATCCGCTGCGGATTTTGTGCCCAATGGCGTTCAGGTTCGCGTAGATATTGACGATTTCTTGAGAGGTTCAGCATTAGAGCGTGCTCAAGTTTATGAAATCCTAAACCGCATCGGTGCAATGAGCATCGAACAAATCCAAGAGGAGGAGGACTTAATCCGATGAAGATTAACTTCCCAATAACAATAACCGCTGCCGATACAAACAAGCGAACAATTTCAGGAACTATTGTTTCTTGGAATGAAGCAGGAAATACATCAGCAGGAAAGACAATTTTTAGTAAAGACAGCATTGATTTTTCAAAACCCGTCAAATTGCTTTTAGAACATGACAAAACCCGACCTCTAGGAAAATTGATTGATATAACTGCCAATGATCAAGGCTTAGAGGGAACATTTAAGTTAGCAAAAACTTTTGCAGCTGATGATGCTCTTGAGGAAGCAGCCACAGGATTAAGAGATGGATTTTCTGTTGGCGTGATGGTAGATGCATGGGATAACAAAGATGGCGCAATGGTTATTTCAAAAAGTTCATTATCTGAGGTCAGTTTGGTCGCAGATCCAGCCATCGCATCAGCTCGCGTTGAGCGCGTAGTTGCAACAGAAACACCAACAGAGAATTCCGAAGCAACCGCTGAGGATACAACAACACAGGAGGACAAAGTGTCTGATATAACTTCAGATGCTCCTATCGCAACCGAAGCGGTAGAAGCTGCAAAGTCTGAGCCTGTGGCAGTAGTAGCAGCGCAGTCAGTTGCTTACACAAAGCCACGCTCACCAATCAATTCAAAGGCAACTTACTTGGAGCACTCAGTTCGTGCTGCATTAGGTTCAGAGGAAAGCCGTCAGTATGTAATGGCTGCCGACACAACCAGCAACAACTCTGGTTTAATTCCAACTCCACAATCAACTGAAATCATCAACGGCATTTCAAATGCTGATCGTGGTTTAATTGACGCATTATCTCGCGGAGTTCTACCAGCATCAGGAATGACATTTGAAATTCCTAAGATTACAACTGCTCCAACAGTAACACTTGAGGCAGAAGGCGCAGCAATCGATACAACCGATCAAGCAGCTTCTTTTGTTTCAGTTGATGTTAAGAAATTCGCTGGCGGACAAACATTCTCAGTTGAACTTTTAGATCGTTCATCACCAGCATTCTTTGATGAGTTAGTTCGTCAAATGGAATATGCTTATGCAAAGACAACTGATGCCTATGCTGCAACAATTTTAGGCAATTCTTGCGCATTAGCAACTACCGCTGTTGATAACACTTCAACTGGACTTCTATCTTATGTTTCAGCTGCTGCAGCATCAGTTTATTCTGGCTCACTTGGATTTGCTCGTAACTTAATTGTTAATAGCACACAATGGGGTAACATCATGGGTTACAACGACACAGGTCGCCCAATCTACAACGCATCACAACCACAAAATGCAGGTGGCGCAGTTGGACCACAATCACTTCGTGGAAATGTTGCTGGCTTGGATCTTTATGTTTCTCGCTCACTTGATGGATACACAACTGGAGATCAGTCAATGATCGTAGTAAATCCAGATGCATTCACATGGTATGAGAGCCCACGCTTACAACTTCGTTCAGACATAACAGCAACTGGTCAAGTATCTGTTGCTTATTATGGCTACGGCGCACTTGCAGTTAAAATTGCTGGTGGCGCAGTTTGGTTCAACAAGAACTAAGTAAGCCCTTAATGCCTACTGGTGCTCCCGCTGGTAGGCAGCTATAAATGGGAGTCAAAGAGAGGAATTTATGCCAACAATTATCACCGCAACTCAGTTGCGATCCGTAATGGGTGTAAGTTCCTCTCTTTATGATGACACTTATCTAAACCAAATTATTGACACAGCAGAAACAGTTATTCTGCCAATGCTAGTTACATTCAAAGCACCAATCGAGAAGATATCGCTGACAGATAATGTCGCTACTTTCACTACACTAGGAATACATGAATTTACCGAAGGACAATCAGTCATCATCACAGGATGCGGATCACCATACAACGGAACAAGAGTTGTGCTGGCAGATAATCTTGGACAATATACCTTTTCGCAATCGATCACTAATGCCGATCTACTCGAGGCTAATGTCATCCCATCTGGAGTTGCTGCCCTTTCTGGCGGATCAACTTATGTTGGAAATGCAGCTGTTCAATCAGCCGTCTACACAGTTTCAGTCGAAGTTTTCCAAGCCAGACTTGCAGGTGGAGGACAAATCGAAGGAGTAGATTTTACATCCACACCTTTTAGAATGGGTCGATCATTGTTTAACAAGTGTGTTGGATTACTTGGTTCATATATGGATACCGAAAGCATGGCTCTGTAAATGGCTAACCAAACAATACTAGAACAGATCAGAACACCTTTAGCAACTGCACTTTCTGGTGTTCTAGGAAATGTTTATTCATTTGTGCCTGAAACAGTTATTCCACCAGCTGTAGTGGTTGTGCCAGATAGCCCATATTTAGAATTTGAAACAATTAGCAAATCAAACATTCGCGCTAAAGTTAATTTTACAATCTCAGTTGCAGTTGCATATAACAGCAATCCTGCATCGCTCGACAATATCGAGCAGTTAATCATAAGTGTTCTGGCAGTAATTCCTGGTGGATATATTGTCAGTTCGGTCGAAAGACCAACAGTCACAACAGTTGGAGCATCAACGCTGCTCATTGCAGATGTTCGAGTTTCTACCTACTACACAAGAACAATATAAGGAGCAATCATGGCAACCCAAGTTATTACTGGTCGTGATATTAATTTGTCTTTTTCAGGATCACTTGGAACAGACATTGATGCACAAGCATTATCAGCGACTTTAACAAAAACAATAGATCGCCAAACCTATCAAACACTTGATGGAGAGGCTTACAAGACAACAAATGTTGAAGCTGAATTTACTATGGAACTTTTAGCAGACTGGGGCAAGACAAACTCAGTATGCGAGGCTTTATGGGCAGCAGCAGACAACACACCAGATTCAACTTTCACA